AGTTGCATGAGAATCCTAATTATGGAATTGCATCAACCTATTTTGCACCGATTGTAGACGATATCATTACACAGTTTAAGATAAAAGACTTATTAGATTATGGTGCTGGTAAATTAAGACTAAGAGATAGTATTAAATCGCAAGTCAACTATACTGCATACGAACCTAGTAACCCACTTTACTCAGAATCACCTGAACCATGCGAATTTGTAACTTGTATAGACGTTTTAGAACACATTGAACCTGAGTTACTTGATAACGTACTTGATGATCTACAAAGAGTTGTAATTAAATATGGCCTATTTACGATTCACACAGGCCCAGCAGTAAAAACACTTCCAGATGGCAGAAATGCACATCTTATACAACAACCTTATACCTGGTGGCAACCTAAAGTCAAAGAAAGATTTGAAATGGTTAGAGAAGTTGCTATGGATAACGGTTACATTGTATTCGTAAAACACAAATAAGGACAATACATGGCATTTACTAACTATACGTCATTCGTGACGACAGTGCAGAATTATCTTGGCAGAGATGATTTGTCTACTGCTATACCTGATTTTATTGAGTTAGGTCAGCATAGAATGACAAGAGATTTGCGTGTGCAAGAAATGTTGAAGTCAGCAACAGCAAACACTACAGCTGGCGATTCTACAATCGCTTTTCCAACAGATATGTTAGAAATTAGAGATATTCATATTCAAGGAACTCCAAATTATGAATTAGAATATCAAACACCAAATGACTTTTATAGAAATGACTTGGCAATTACATCAGGTACTCCAAGATATTTTACTATGATTGGTAAAGAGTTTGTATTTGCACCAGTTCCTGATGGAACGCAAACAGTACAAATACTTTATTATGCTAAACCTACATTTATAAGCACTACAACTGCAAGTAATGTTTATTTAGCAAATTTTCCTGATGCTCTTTTATATGCAACTCTAGCAGAGACAGAACCATATTTGATGAATGATGCAAGAATTCAAACATGGGCAAGTTTATATGATAGAGCAATTCAAAGTATTAGGGCAAACGACAAGGGTGCAACTTACCCTAACACTTCATTAAACGTAACAACACGATAGGAGAAATAACATGGCAGAAATGTCTAATTATTTAGAAAATGCTTTAATTAATGGCACTTTAAGAGCAACAACATATACAGCACCATCAACAGTATATGTATCTTTGCACACAGCAGATCCAACAGATGATGGTTCAGGGGCAGAAGTTTCTGGAGGTTCATATGCAAGAACAGCAGTAACATTTGGCGCACCATCTAATGGTGTAGCAACTAACAGTGCTGATGTAACTTTCCCCCAAAGCACTGGAGCATGGGGAACAATTACCCACGTTGCTATTTGGGATGCTTCAACATCAGGTAATATGCTATATCATTCAACACTTGATACAAGCAAAACAATCGCATCAGGAGATGTGCTAAAGATAGCATCAGGTTCACTTTCAGTTACATTAGCATAATATGCCTGCCGATACCTGTGGATTTACAACACTAGAATCATTAGATGCGTTTGGGAGTTTAGACTCTTTAAACTTTTCTCTTGATGATAGTGTATGGGCAACTGCTTGTATAAAATATGGTGACGGCACAATAACGTCTAATGCAACTGTAACTGCTAATGGTATTCGTAATCAATATGCTGATGCAAGTGTATCAAGCACCGCTACAATTGTTGCAAATGCAATTAAAACACAATTTGGTGATGCAAGTATTACAGCATCAGGAACAGTAACTGCTGACGGAATAAGAATTCAGTTTGCAAATGGCAGTATCGCAGGTAATGCAACGATGACAGGTAATGCAGGATTTACTGCTGAAGCAGAATCTTTTATTGTAGGATTAGCAAGAACATCTAGTGCGTGTTTAGTAACATATGCAGGAGATACTTCAATAACAGGTAACTCAACAGTAACTGCTGATTTGTATGTATATGGTAGAGAATGGACTACAATGTCAGAGGGTAACGAAACATGGTCTGCGATAGGATAAAAACAATAAGGTAAAATTATGGCAAAAACAAAAATTTCAGAATATAGTGCAACCCCATCATTAAATACGGATATTAATACTATAGATATTGATGAGAACTGTGCACCTAGTGGCATAAATAATGCTATTAGAGAATTGATGGCACATTTAAAAAATTTACAAGCAGGAACATCAGGAGATACTATACCTGTTGCTTCTGGAGGAACTGGTGCTACAACAGATGCAGATGCTAGAACTAATTTAGGTTTAGTAATCGGTACAAATGTTCAGGCATATGATGCACAATTAGCAGATGTTGCAGGATTGGCAGTCACAGATGGAAACTTTATTGTTGGTAATGGAACAAACTTTGTAGCAGAGTCAGGCGCAACAGCAAGAACATCTATTGGGTTAGGCACTACAGATAATGTGCAATTTAATTCTTTAGGAGTTGGAACAGCAGGTTCAGGAACAGCAGGTGAAATTCGTGCAACTAATAACATTACTGCATACTATTCATCTGATAAAAAATTTAAAGAAAACATTCATGAAATTAAAGATGCAGTTTCAAAAGTTCAAGTTATTGGTGGAAAAACATTTGACTGGACTGATGATTATGTTGATAGTCATGGAGGAGCAGATGGTTATTTTGTTCAAAAGCAAGACATTGGTGTGATTGCACAAGATGTGCAAGAGGTATTGCCACAAGCAGTCAGAGAAAGAGAAGATGGTTCTCTAGCAGTTGATTATCCAAAATTAGTATCATTAGCATTTTCAGCAATTAAAGAATTAAAAGCAGAAATAGACGAATTAAAAGGAAAATAATTTATGGCACTACAATCATCAGGTCAAATTAGTATTGCTAATCTAGCAACAGAATTTGGAGATTCTGCGCCTAACTCTATGAGTGAATTTTATAGAGGTGGTGCTTTAGTTCCAAATGCGACTGCTAATAATGCTGTACCAACATCAGGTCAAATATCATTAAGTCAATTTTATGGCGCATCTAATGTTATCTTTACTGTTGCTACAGGTGGAACAATTACTACATCAGGTGACTATAAATACCATACATTTACAGGTTCAGGAACATTTACTGTTACCACAGTCGGAACTGATAACACAGTAGATTATATTGTTGTTGCAGGAGGAGCAGGTGGTGGTTATGACCGAGGAGGTGGTGGCGGTGCAGGTGGTACTCGTTATGGAAGCACAACAGTATCAGCAACAGGATATGGTATTACTATTGGTGGCGGAGGTGCTGGAGGTGGTAGTCCAAACCCTAACCAAGGAAGTAATGGTTCTAACTCATCAGCATTTGGTATAACATCAACAGGTGGCGGTGGAGGTGGTACTGGTAGTCCTAACTCTGGTGGTTCATCTGGTGGTTCTGGTGGCGGTGGTACTGGTAACGTCAGTTATCCTGGAGGTGCAGGAACATCAGGTCAAGGTAATGCAGGTGGTCAAGGTGGAGCAGGCGGACCTGCCTATGGCGCAGGTGGCGGTGGTGGTAGAAATGCTGTCGGTTCTGTAGGTTCTAATTCATCAGGTGGCGGTAATGGTGGAGCAGGTTATACTTGGTTAAATGGTGCTACTTATGGTGGTGGTGGTGGCGGTGGTTGCTTCACATCTGGATCAGGTGGTTATGGTGGTGCAGGTGGTGGTGGAGCAGGTGGTATAAACCCAACTAACCCATATAGTGGTAATGGCGCACCAGGAACTGCAAACACTGGTGGTGGTGGTGGAGGTCGAACAGAACAAGCAACAAGGTCAACAGGCGGATCAGGTGGTTCTGGTGTTGTAGTAATTAGATATAAATATCAATAGGAATATACATGGCACATTTTGCAATATTAGATGAAAACAACATTGTTACAGAAGTTATTGTCATAGATAATTCTGATATGATTGACGAAAACGGACAAGACAGTGAATCAGCAGGAATAGAGTTCTGTAAATCATTATTAGGTAGCGATAAAAACTTCAAGCAAACCAGTTATAATAATAACTTCAGAAAAAACTATGCAGGCATTGGTTTTACTTATGATGCAACAAGAGATGCTTTTATTGCAGAAAAACCATATCCGTCATGGATATTAAATGAAGATTCATGCAGATGGCAAGCACCTGTTGCTAAACCAAATGATAATCATATATACTCATGGAATGAACAAACAGTCTCTTGGGATTTAGTTGAATAAACCAAACATAGAACATTTATTTCCGTTTCCTGTATATCAATCAAAATTGCACAGAAATATTATACAAAGGGAAAAAGATGCAGTTTTGAATTTGTATGGCAGTGCAAGAAACAATCAAGGCAATTTAACTTCAAAAGATAACTATGTATTAGAGTTTGAAGATTTTAAAGATTTAAAGCAAGACATCATGATTTATGTTGATGATTATTTAAAAAAAATAATTAGTCCAAAAGAAGATGTATCTTTATACATTACGCAATCATGGTTAAATTACACAGGTAAAAATGAGTTTCATCATAAACACGAACATTCTAACAGTATAGTATCTGGTGTGTTTTATTTTGATGCAGACATTGATTTAGATAAAATTGTATTTTTTCATAATAGATACAATCAAATTTTTATACAACCTGAAGAATGGAATATATATAACTCTCCATCATGGTGGTTTCCAGTAGAAACTGGAGATATTATTTTATTTCCATCAAGTTTAACTCATATGGTTGAAACAAAACAAGGTGATAACACAAGAACAAGTCTTGCTTTTAATACTTTTGCTAAAGGCACGCTTGGCAGCAACATGGAATTAACGGAATTAAAATTAAAAGGATAACTTATGGCGAAAACTAAAATATCTGAATACAATGCTACCGCAAGTAGTAATACAGATGTAGATGGTATTAATATTAACGAAGGATGCAGTCCTGCTGGTATTAATAATGCTATTCGTGAGGTAATGGCGCATCTTAAAGACTTCCAAGCAGGTAATGTTGCAGGCAATGCTTTAGCAGTTGCATCTGGTGGAACAGGTGGTGAAACAGCAAGTTCTGCTAGAACAAATTTAGGTCTAGGAACTATATCTACACAAGCATCAGATAATGTTTCTGTAACAGGAGGTAGTGTTACAGGATTAACTACTTTAGGTTTTGATTCTAACTGGACTGTATCAGAATCAGGCGGAGTTTTATACTTTGCTTATGGTGGCACTAATAAAGCAAAATTAGACTCTAGTGGTAATTTAACTGTTGTTGGTAATGTAACTGCTTATGGAACTGTATAATGGCAACTCAAAGAATTACGTTTGGAGAATGGCTACCTGACCAACCTGCACTTTCAGGAACGCTTGTAGATGCAAAAAATGTATATCCAACAGGAACAGGTTACGCACCATTTCCTAGTGTAGAAAATTACTCTCAAGACGCTAGTGAAAATTTAGATTCATTATTTGTTGGTAAATATGGTTCTGAAGTGCAGGTGTTTGCAGGCGGACCTACAAAAATATTTAAGTTAGATAATACAGACTTATCGCTAGATGATGTATCAAAATCAGGCGGATATAGCAGTACATTTAACTGGAATTTTGTTCAATATGGTTCTACTGTTATCGCTGCTAATAATGTTAATAAATTACAATCATGGACAATAGGAACATCTACTTTATTTGCAGATTTAGATACAAATGCACCTATTGCTAAATATATAACTGTAGTTCGTGACTTTGTAGTTGCTGGTTATTTAGATGGCGGAACAAATGCTAATAAATTAATTTGGTCAGATATCAACGATGAAACAACATGGGTTTCAGGATCAACATCACAGTCAGATTATCAGGTGATTGCAGATGGAGGAAACATAACAGGAATGACTGGAGGAGAGTTTGGTTTAGTATTTTTAGAAAAATCTATTGTTCGTATGAGTTATGTAGGCTCACCATTATTTTTCCAGTTTGACACTATTTCTAGAGGGCTTGGCTGTCTTGAGGGTAATTCAGTAGCTCAATATGGAGCAGTATCATTCTTTTTATCAGATGACGGATTCTATCAATGTGATGGTCAATCTGTGATTGGAATAGGAACAGAAAAAGTTGATAGATATTTTTTCAATGATGCAGATATTACAGACCTTGATTCTATGTCAGCATCTGTAGACCCTGTTAAAAAAATAATTGTTTGGAATTATAAAAATTCAAATGGCGGAAGAAGTTTATTAATATACAATATACAATTAAAAAAATGGTCTAGAGCAGAAACTACTACAAATTTAATAGGAACTATTGCAACATCAGGAGTTACATTAGAAGCACTTGATACTACTTTAGGTTATACATCTATAGAAACTATTCCAGCATCATTAGATGATAGATTATGGATTGGTGGTAAGTTTTTATTTGCAGGTGTCGTAAATGCAAAAATTGTTGGATTCACAGGAACTAATTATAACTCTGAAATTGTTACTCCTGACATAGAAGTTGGATATAATTCAATGGTTATTTTAGCAAAACCACAAATAGATAATGGTTCTGCTACTGTTAAAATAGCATCAAGAAAAAATTTAAATGACAATATATTATTTGGTTCATTATCAACAGCATCTTCAGAGGGTCGTGCATCATTAAGAAGTGTTGGTAGGTATCATAGATTATCTATAAACCCAACAGGTTCATGGACTAATGCTGTAAGTGTTGATGTAGAAATTAATCAAATGGGATTAAGATAATGTATAGACTATTGCCTTATCAAGGTGGCAATCCTCGTGAAATATCAGAAGTTGTAAACAATGCGATGAATGGTAAAACAAACAATCATGGCACAGTAACTTTAAACACAGGTGGTGCAACCACAACTACTATTTATAATGAGCGTATAGGTTTTGATTCTGTTATTTTGTTTGCTCCATTGACTTTAAGTGCGGCAGCTACAAATTCTTATCCTTATGGAACATTTGAAGAAAGAGCAGATATAACTTTTGCAACTGCTAACACACCACAAATATTAGATTTATCAGAATCTGAATATACAGTAGGTATGTCATTAGCAAGTAATCGTATCACAGTCAGTTATGCAGGTGTTTATGATTTAGATGTATCT